GTTACAAATGCCATGCTGACAAAACAGCGGCAGAACGACTAAGAAGGAAAAAGAAATGCAACAATTAGACATGCTATCAAGAAACTCAGACCCAGTTACTAGCAGACTAGCGGCACGTGAGCTGTTAGAGTCTGGCGCTTTAGATACACAGCGCTCTTTTGTATATAATGTGCTGTCACAGAACGAAGGACTCACAAGCAGAGAGTTAGCTGCTCTGGTAGGTGGGGACAAACACGAAGAACGCGCACGTTTTAGCAGAAGACTTCCTGACTTAAAAAACCTAGGTCTTGCTAAACAAGGTGAGCCTCGTCTTTGTACTTCATGTAATAGAACGTGCGTCACTTGGTATTTAGCAGAAGGTATATACAATGACTAAACACTTAGTGATACCAGACACACAAGTAAAGCCAGACCAGTCTGTCGATCATCTTCGCTGGGCTGGTCAGTACGCAGCAGAGAAGAAGCCAGAAGTTATTATTCACATTGGCGATCATTGGGACATGCCTAGCCTCAGCAGCTATGACGTAGGCAAGAAAAGCTTTGAAGGTAGACGTTACATCAAAGACATCGAAGCAGGTATAGCAGGCATGGAAGCCTTTTTAGAGCCTATACGAACTGAGCAGGCACGTCTGAAGCATAACAAGTGGAAGCAGTGGAACCCGCGTATGGTGTTTACACTAGGCAACCACGAGAACCGCATCACACGCGCTGTAGAGTCTGACCCAAAGTTAGACGGTCTGTTGAAGTTTGAAGACTTGAAGCTTGAAGAGATGGGCTGGGAAGTTATACCGTTTCTACAGCCAGTGGTTATTGACGGCATAGCCTATTGCCACTACTTCACCAGCGGTGTCATGGGCAGACCTGTCAGCAGTGCCAAGCTGATGTTAACTAAGAAGTACATGAGCTGTGTTATGGGACACGTCCAAGACAGAGACATAGCCTACGGACGCAAAGCAGATGGCACTAACATGCTTGGTTTGTTTGCTGGCATCTACTACAGACACGACGAAGACTACTTGACACCACAGACCAACGGAAGCTGGGCAGGTATCTGGATGTTGAATGAAGTAGCCAACGGAGGTTGTGACGAGTTACCAGTTAGTATAAACTATCTGCAACAACGCTACGGAGATTAGCAATGTCATTGACTTATTATGAGCTGCTAGATAGAATGGAACAGTTGGACGAGATTACGTTAGTAGAGATACTGGAGCTAACATCTAAGGAAATAGTTGCAGCTTTTTCAGATAGAATAAACGATAATTTTTATGAATTAGTAGAGGATTTTGAAGATGAGCATTAACTCAACAACACCAGAAATGTGGGACGCACTGCGTAAGAAGCATTCACCTATTGAGAACAACTTGCTAACAAACGCACTAAATAGCTACGCAGCAGAAGCAGAGAAAGAAGCTGAAGACATGGTGACAGCACCGCGTCATTACAACACAGGCAACATAGAGTGTATTGATGCAATAGAGGAGTCCATGTCCAGTGTTGCATTCAAAGGCTATCTCAAAGGCAACTGCATGAAGTACCTGTGGCGCTATGACTACAAAGGCAAGCAGGTAGAAGACTTAAAGAAAGCTGGTTGGTACTTACAGAAATTGACAGAGATGGTTATAGAGGAGAATAAATAATGGGGATTAACAAGGCAACTTGGAAAATAGTTAGTCTTTCAAATTCGATACAAGAGTTAGCGTGGTTACTTGGAGATGATGTAGATTACGAGGATGTTCTTAAATCTCTTCAGGTGTCTGGTCTTATTTCCCAAAAACTAGCACTTGACGTAGAAGATAATGATTTTTTTGTAAGGCTTAATTACGGTGATGAAGAAAACGATTACAACGAGGAAGAACACTTAGGCTGTCAGAACTTTCCTGTTTGTGATACTGAAGGTTGCGGAGGAGGTAAATAATGAATCACTGGGATAAAACTAAACAAACAATACATATCGACGCGGCTGACTCAGAGCAAGGATACGCCAACGCTTAATTGAACTAGGCTGGACTACACCGCCAGAAGCATAACTTGAGCTAGACTTAAATATTAAACAAGAGGAAGTATAATGAATCAGTATCAACAGTTTATACACAAGAGTCGCTACGCACGTTGGATGCCAGAAGAGAAACGTCGTGAGCGCTGGGACGAAACAGTCAACCGCTATGTAAACTTCTGGGTTGATCGTGGTCAGCTAGACGACAAGACAGCACTAAAGCTTTTTAACGCTATCCACAACTTAGATGTTATGCCGTCCATGCGCTGTATGATGACAGCAGGGCCAGCATTAGCTAAGGACAACGTAGCAGGCTTCAATTGTAGTTATTTACATATTGACTCACCGCGTAGCTTTGACGAGCTTATGTACGTTCTTATGTGCGGCACAGGCGTAGGCTTCAGCGTAGAGCGTAACTTCATTAACAAGCTCCCTGTAGTGGCTGAGACATTCCACCCAACAGACAGCGTCATTGTCGTAAGCGACAGCAAGATTGGCTGGGCTTCAGCGTTTCGTGAACTAATCAGCCTGTTGTATGCTGGTAAAATCCCTAAGTGGGACATGCACAAGATTAGACCTGCTGGCGCTCGACTGAAGACTTTTGGCGGTCGTGCAAGCGGCCCTGATCCGCTGATTGATCTGTTCAATTTCTGTGTGGGTATGTTCCAGAAGGCCGCAGGACGTAAGCTCACGAGCATCGAGTGTCACGACATCTGCTGTAAAATAGCGGACATTGTAGTGGTCGGCGGTGTGCGTAGATCAGCATTGATTAGCTTGTCTAACTTGTCAGACCCGCGTATGGCGAAAGCTAAATATGGCAACTGGTGGGACACAGAAGGGCAGCGTAGGCTTGCTAACAACTCTGTAGCCTACACAGAGAAGCCAGACTTTGAATCGTTCTTGTCAGAGATGCAGAGCATGTACGAAAGCAAAGCAGGTGAGCGTGGTATCTTCAGCCGCATAGCAGCTAAGAACATTGCAGCCCGTAACGGACGTAGAGACGCTGATCAAGACTTTGGAACTAACCCATGCTCTGAGATCATCCTGCGCTCTAACCAGTTCTGTAACCTCTCAGAGATCGTTGTACGCGCAGAAGACACGCTGGACACACTGAAGGCTAAGGCAGAAGTAGCAGCGATCATAGGCACGTTACAAGCCACTCTGACAGACTTCCGTTACCTGCGTAGCTGCTGGAAGAAGAACACAGAAGAAGAAGCTCTGCTGGGCGTTAGCATGACAGGTATTATGGATCATTATCTATTAGGTAAAAGCTCTCCAGACTTGTCTAAGTGGTTGGAGGAGATACGAGATGTGGCTGTGGCAACTAACAAGAAGTGGGCTGTTAAACTTGGCATCAATCAGTCTGCGGCTATTACATGCGTTAAGCCAAGCGGTACTGTTTCTCAGCTTGTCGATTCTGCTTCTGGCATTCACCCTCGCTTTTCTGAGTATTACATTCGCAGGGTACGTTCAGACAAGAAAGACCCACTTGCAGCGTTTATGTCAGCAAAAGGTTTCCCAGTAGAACAAGATGTAATGAGTGAAGCGTCTCTGGTGTTTGGCTTCCCTGTTAAAGCACCGAAGGGCGGTACAACAGTTAAGCAAGTAGGCGCTATGCAGCAGCTACAGCTATGGAAGGACTATCAGAACTTCTGGTGTGAACATAAGCCAAGTATTACTGTGTACTATACGGACAGCGAGTTCTTGCAAGTAGCACAGTGGATATGGGAGAACTTTGACATCTGTAGTGGTATTAGCTTGTTGCCAGTGAGTGATCATATTTATCAGCAAGCTCCGTATGAAGACATCACTGCTGAGAAGTACAAGGAACTACTAGCGGCTATGCCTGTAGATATTGACTGGGAAGACCTGAAGTACTTTGAAGAAGAAGATAATACAACAGGTTCTCAAGAGTTGGCGTGTGTTGGTGGAGCTTGTGAGATAGTGTAGCTTATAATTAACATTGTACATTGTATGAAACAAAAGCCCTATAGAACACTCTATAGGGCTTTTTTGTTTACTGTTGAGTTACCTTCTCTGTTAAGGCGTTATAAATAATACGACCTGTTTTAAACTTACCTGACTGTAAAAGTTGTAGCTGGTTTCTTGTAATATCCTCACTAAGAAGAACTTTCATAAGCTCTGGATTCTTATAAGCTTCCTTTAGAATTTTACTAGACGCTTCTACTCCTAAGTTCTGTAGTGC